GCACCCCATACAGGCCTGCGACGTTGTAGGGCTGTGCCACCCCTGCCGGAGACTGCGTAATGCCGCCCGGCAGCGAGATGGGAATGTTGCCGATCGCACGCGTGGCGTAGGACGGAGTAGGGACCAGGCCGCTGGGCGTAGGCACCACCGGCTTGTCCAAGCCACCCCGGAACTTGTCGGGGTTGTCGCGCATGTAGTCGTCGCTAGTGTAACGACGGTTGTACAGCGGGTTTTCATTGGCAGGCTCGCCCTTCATGCCACCTGCTGCGCCGACCACAGCCGTACCGGCCGCTACCAAGGGGCCATATTTGCGCAGAATGCCTGCATCAGCAGGCAGACCAGGACGGCTGGGCGAGAGGTACTCGTTGTAGATGTTCTTTGCGCCCTGAACCATGCTGTCAATGAACCCGGACGGCGCAGCGGGCGTGACGGCGGGAGCTGCACGTGGCACCAAACTGTAGTTGGTGCTTGCGCCCGTGCCGCCCATGGCCGAAGACAAGTCCCGAGACGTAAATTGACCTGCGCTAATTCCCGGCTCTGTGCTTGCGCCAGTGGGCAGCAAAGAATAGTTGGTTTGCGCCCCTGTGCCGCCAATGGCCGAGGAGTAATCTGTCGGCCCAAACGGGTAACTGCGCGCCTGGAAACCAGTCTGTGCACCAGGTTTTAAGCCGCCGCCCAGGAGGTCCTGTGCCGTACCGGTCGTACCAGTTGCGCCGACGTCGCCAATTGAACGCGCTGTGGTGCCAGCTTGGTCCGCCGCCGTGCCAGTGCCCGTGGCGCGGGCCCGTGCCGCAGCCAAGATATCTGCATCTCCAGGCTGCGGGTTGCCCATGTCGGTGCGGAACTGCGCGTCCTTGATGACCTTCTCCGCCTGCAGGCCCTCGATGCCTTTCATCGCACCGGCCGTCAAACCGGAGGTCAGGCCCATCTTCAAAGCCTCTTGCGTGCTCATGCCCGCCAGCTTGCCCACGCCAGCTCCGATCACACCCGTGGCCAGGCCCGTGTTCAGTGCGCCACCGGCCGCGCCGGGCAGGTACTGACCAACGGCAGAGATTGGATTGGCACCCATGATCGTGCCGCCACCGCCGATGTAGCCCATGGCACCAGCAACCAGTGCCTCTTTCAAGCTGCCACCACCGGCCAGGGTCACAGCGCCGGAGGCCAATGCGGCTGTTCCAGCAGTGCCCAGGCTCAGGCCAATGGCCGTTGGTCCGAGAACCGTGGCCAGTGCAATGGTGCCCAATATGCGCCCAACAGGAGACTGCAACGCCTTCTTGACGACGTTGACCACACCTTTGACGACGCTCTTGACCGCGTTGAAAATCTTCTTGAAGAAGAATTCGGGCAGGCCTGTTTCCGGGTTGATCGTCCCCGATCCGCCCATGCTTTGCAGCATGTCGGCCTCTTCGGGAGTGATGTGCGCCAGCATGGTGTCGCCATACCGGCCCTTGGAGGCCAGGTACTGCGCGGCATCCGCCAGGCCACCCTTGGCCATGGGCATCGGTCCAACCGGCTCGGCTCCTGGTCCTTGGGCCATGGGTGCCAATGCGGTTTCCGCCCGCATGAGCTTGAGTTCGTTGAGCACGGCCAAGACCGCCCCCAAGAACTCAGGGTCATACTCCTCGGGCATGTCGCCCTCGTCCACGACGCCCTGGCTGACAAGCTGTTTGACAAGCTGGGGGTACTGATCGGGCCGCTGCGACATGTACTCGAACATCTCGATGAGCATGTCCAGCTCACCGGGGGTTAGTTCGAGATCGGCGATGTTCTGGCGCAGCGATTCTTTCATCACCGCCAGGGCCTGGGGATCGACCATGCCCTGGGCCGTGGTCGCCGCGTCGTAGGAATCTGAACTGGTTACACGCGTGGGCCGCGTGTTCCCCTCTTCCTGCATGCCTTGCCCCATGGGCATGGCCATGATGCCTTCATTCGCCATGATTGTCCTTTCCTGAAATGGCCAATAGCCCGATCAGGGGCCGCGCGCCTGGAAAGGACGCGATATTGGCTTGGATTATCCAATAGGTAGTCAAGGGTTGTCCACTTATCATGACCGGTCCATCTCCAAATAGGACAGCCAGAAATCGACGTCGGCCACGCTGGAAGTAACCTTCAACTGATCCCCCGCCTGCAGCACACAGGAAACCCCCGAAAAGGCGTCCATGGTCTGGCTCGTGGGCAGGGAATACCCTTTCAAAAGATAGTACGCAGTGCCCCCGCTTCCCGGGTGCACCGCCACGGTTAACGCCGCTGTGCTGGCGTTCTCGTTGGTGACCCGAAGGGAGGCCAAAATGGCGGCATTTGCATCCGGCACAACGTAGATTTCCGTGGCCGTGGCCGCAGCCGGGGTGAGGTATTTTCTGAAGTACTTGTTGGCCATGGTCAGATCGCCGAAAGAAAGTTGATGGTCAGGATCACCGACGGGATGGCCGGACGGGTGGGGGAGGTACCCGCAGCATAGTGCTCCAAGTACACGTCAAGGCTATCGGACCACCAGGCAATCTCCAGGTAATCGTTGATGGGGTCGTCCACAGTGAAAATGCCGGTAACGGCCGGAACCACATGGGACCACACACCAGAACTTTTGCGCACCGGGATGTCAAAACGCGTATTGCTCAGTGTGAAGTTGACGCCCGTGTCCTTGGCCCATACCTCAAACTCCGCTGCAGTGTTGCCCCGATTGGTCACCTGCAAGGTAAAAGTCACTAGGTACTGACCTGCGCAGGGCACTTTGATACGACTGTTGTTGGTGTAGGTCACACCATTGGCCACCGGCGCGCTGTTGTAGGTCAACAGGTTTTCGCCTGTAATGCTGGCGTTGGTTTGGTCCGCATCCGACATCAACATGGCATACGGCAACAAGATGCCGTTGGACAGTTGGAACCCTCGAATGCCCCCTGCAAAACCGCCGCCTGCGCCGGGCGAAGCAGCCATCCAAGTGCTGGCGGCTGCAATGTTGTCCGAGACGACCGGCGTGTAGGTGTTGTTGAGCTGGAAGATAACCTGCTCAAGCGAGCGCACGAGCTGATTGAACTGCTCGGCGCTGTAGCCTTGCGTGGCCGCATTGGGCAGGCGGACGTTGTTGATCTTGCTCATCGCAGTCCGTCAGGTTGAATGTCAACGCGCATCGTGCCAAAGCGCCAGTTGCTGCCCAGCGCGTCGCTCTCAATGCGAAGCTGAATCTGCCGCCCGCGCGCCCGCGTGTCCACTTTCTCGGTGGAGGGCGTGATGGTGTAGGGGTCCAGCGAGCTGGGGGTGGCCGTGGCCTGCGGGAACGGACGCAACAGCAGCCGTACCGTCAGGTCCCCAATCTGGTTCTTGAAGTCAGGAATGAATCGGCTCATCAAGAGCATCTGGTCCCCGTCGCCAATGTCAAAGTAGCCCGATCGAATGTAGGATGAAATGGCCGCGCCATCCCCGTTGTAGCCGTCCTCTTGGTTGTAGATGATGGAGCGCCCAGCCGTCAGGCCATAGATGGTGCTGATGGTGGCCGCCGTGCTTGTCGGGTCATACTTCGTGGCCAAGGGCTTCTCAAACGTGCCAATGTCCGTCCAAGCGGTGCGCGGCATCGTGCCAATGTGCCAGGTGTTCTCCAAGTAGTTGTAGGTCACAAACCGGTCAATGTAGTCGCTGGTGAACGAGCAGTACCACCAAGTCACTTCGTTGAATTGGGTGTTGATGCCCACGTGCACCTTTTGGGCCTGGATGATGTTGATGTCCTTGAAGACGTAGTCCTGCACCGTGCAAGGAATCTTCTTGACCGTGCCATCGAACACAAAGAATGCGTCCTTGCTCATCCAGTACGACACCCCGTTGACGTCAGCCGAGGCGTGCGGACCGATGATCCCGCAGTTGGCCCCAAGCTGTTGGAAGCCAAAGGTGTAGGGCGGCCCAAGGAACTGCATGCCATGCAGCGACGTGTCGGTCCAGATCAGTATCTGGCCACGTGAGCGCACCGCAGTGATGATCTCGTTGCCGTCCGTGAGCCGTTGTCCACCGGCCGTGTTGGTTGCGGTGGCCACAAAGTCATTGACGTCCTCTTGAGAGGAGAATCGAACCAGCATCGGGTCCTGCGTGGCCGGAGTCCCAATGGTCGACTCCGTACCAAAGCAAATTAGATGTCGATCAGGTGTGGAGACCAGCGCGTACTTGCTCTTGGTCGGCGCGCCAGAGATGGCCGTGGCCCGCACGCCCAGCCCGCTGTCAGGGTCCCACTCGTAGATGCCCCCGTCCACATACTGCAGGATGAGGTTCTCGCCAAAGTTGTCGAACTGCCAGACCTGCGACAAAAGCTGCAGACTGGCGGATGGCGGACGCGGCGTGCCCCAGGTGCTCAGGCCCCAAGTGCCAGTGCCCCAGCCGAAGTCAGCAAAGCTCTTGTCGGCTCCGGTGTTGATTTGGTAAGCCGCGTTGGCCGTCCCGGCCGCTGTGGCCGTACTGGTCGCTTGGGTCGGCGATGTGATGGTGTATTCGTTGGCATTGAGCACCTCGATGATCTCGAACTCGTTGTTCAAGTCCGCATTGGGGATACCGCCCGGGTCTCCTGTGACACCAGAGAAAGTCACGAAGTCGCCCTCAATGGCACCATGACCCGTGTCGTTGACCGTGACCGTCGTCAGGCCGTTGGTCGTGTCAAAGGTAATCGTGCCAGTGACCGTGCGGCGAATGGGAGTGATATCGGCCCACGCGCCGCCATAGAAGGCATACACCTTCTTGTTGGTGCCCACGGCGGCGTATGGCGAGCCATCCAAAGAGTTCCAAGTAAAGATGTCGCTGGTTGACCCAACAAAGTACGTGGCCGACGTGCCAAATGGCGTCCAGCCCCCGATCTTCTCGGGCAGCCCGTACCGAAATCGGATGTAGTCACCGTCGACCCAGCCACCTTCCGCACCGTACTCGGTGTTTTGCTTGTCGATGCCGGGTTTGAGAAAGAGTCGAAGAAGTGCCATGGCTTATCGGTACCCCGCTGTTTTCTTGGCAATCTTCTTGGGCTGCTTCACAAACTGCTTGCCCTTGGCGTTGCCCTTGGCCTTGGCCCGGTTGGTGGCCGCCTTCTCACCAGGCGACAGCGCGCCCCAGGCCGCATCGGGCAGGTAGCGCTTCTTGCCCTTGCTGGGCTTGCCATCGGACGTGCGCCATTTCTGCGCACTCCAATTTTTCAAAGACTGCTGTGGTGCTTTCATGACGTGTAGCCCCCACCCTTTTTCTTATACTGCTGGGCCAAGAGCTGGGCTTTTCTCGCGGACCACTCGCCTGGGTCTCCACCTTTAGTACCCGCCTTGATGCGCTCAAAGAGCGCCTTGCGCATGCCGGGTTTGGTGTAGTTGCCCGAGGCGTTGACCTTGGATTTGGTCTTGGCAGGTGCTTTCTTTGTGGCCATGGCTGTTCCTCTCACA